GATTGAAGCAGCAATGGATCGTTCGTTCAAGCGAACGCTTACAGGTGGTGTAGATACCAATCTTCGTGAAGTTGCTGATATTGGTTCTGCATGGAACTCGGTTGAAAAGGCCGGGTACGGATCGCAGTTGACACAGCCGGGCGGTGGCATCTTTGAGTTGGTAATGAAACCGTTTCAAGCAACTGAAATGGTTAACCGTGTAGCAACTGCAAACGCAGTTCTAAATGCAGCTGAAGAAGGCTGGCTTGCCGGTGGTCGCAGTAACAGGTTAGATCCATATCGTGCACAGCAAGATGCACGCCAAGCGGTTGAGATGATGCAGTTTGGTAGCAGTCCACTCAATAGGCCGTTGATGTTCTACAACGACTACTTGCGGAATCCTGCCATTAGACAGTTCCTTCAGTTCCCTGTTCGATCAGCAGTCAATATTATTGCGATGCCTGGGATAATTGGTGGCGAGCGCAACGTACTTGGTATGGAAATCAAGAACAAGTACGGTGTCTTGGGTGTTGATGCGGCTCGAATGCTTGGTGTGTCAGCAATTGGATACGAGGTGTTCAAGAACATGTTTGACGCTGATGTGTCACGTGGACTTGCTGTTGGTTGGGCACCGGAGATTGATGTAGAGAAGGACAAGAAGTTTGTAATTCCAACCCCACCATTTGCAGAAGCCATGTACTCGGGAGTCCGTGCGGTAATGTCTGGTGGTGACAAGGAAGTGATGAGCGACATCGTTCCCCTCCTGATACCTGGTGGGGTCGCGTTGAGTCGTGCGCTTGGTGGTGCTCCAAAGAGTGAAGCGCTTCAGGTGTTGGGATTGCAGAAGAAGTTTGCTGATTGGAGTGCGCCTGATGCGGAGGGCAACATCCCTATGTATGACGCAGAGGGACGAATGCTTGGCATGTATTCGGGGGCGGACATTGTCTTGCGATCTCTTGGTACTGACATGGGCCGGTTTAATAACCAGACCGAGGTAACCAAGTTCTTGTTGTCAAACCGTGATCAGATGCGTGACATCCGCCGGCAGTGGATTGCATCCGTACTTGGCAATGACATGGCAGCGGCTGGAAAGATTAAGGCTAACTACGAGAGGCAGTTTGGTATGCCGCTTACGGTGACGCAGCAGCAGATGAAACAGGCCGTGCGTGTTCGTGAGGAGAGCGTGTCGAGTAGAACTATTGATTCGATTGACAAGGATTTGAAGGAACAGTATCAAGACATTATGAGTGCTAGTGTTCCAAATGCAACAGGGACTACTACCTTCCCGATTGAACAGAACGCTCGGTATGTGTGGAGCAATCTGCCGAAGCGTTAACCGAGTGGCATCCACAACTCGACGACTGCTGGTATGGGGTGCCACCGGGTAGCTCCGTGGATCCAGCGGTCTACAAAACGGGAGCCCACCCACAGGGGGTTAAGGGTGGTGAGCTCGGCTATCTGGGACACGGTGTTCCGGTTGAGAGTGGTGGACATGTGGATGTCCGTGCTAGTTGCCCACGTCCGGGTGTAGACGTTGGCCGCCTTGCGTACCCGGTAGGGTGTTCCTTCCATTGGGCCTACCAGATCCCCCGCTGGTGGGTGGCTGGCTGCTAGGGTGTAGCGGACAACAGCCCACCAGTGGCGGGGGTGTTCTGGATAGTGAACTACAAGGACTTCGCTGATCCCCCGTTTACGGTGCCTAGACGGCATCCAGTGGCGGGGTATGGTGGCGTTCAGGTACAGGCGCTTTGTCTCTAAGCGACCGCCCCTGCCGGGTGCCCAGCCCGATTCAAGGGTAATTGTTGTGGTCTTTTCCAGGCTCATACGGTAAGCCTCGCACTCCTTCGAGGCATTCTTTGATTAGCTTGCAATCAAAACGAACGTCTTTAATCCAAGCCAACATGCCGGCAGTAGATACACCTTTGTTGCTTAGCTCGACGAGGTTGTGGACAATACCAATTCCAATCAGTCCACTCCGCGTGTTGTTGGCAATGTCCTCAAAGAACTTCTTCTGAGTGACCCGGTGTATCCGCTCAATTGAGCAGTTGGGGAAACGTAACGACCAACTTGCATTGACCATGTCTATTGCGCCATAAAACGGATGCACATATGAGACGTAACCCCACGAACAATGGGGTTCACTAGTTACAGTAATTGACCACTTTTCTGGCTCAATACCGTGTTGTATTGTTGTTTCTTTGATGTGCTGTTTGATATCGAAATACGTACCGTCTGCCGGTACATTCAAGACGATGGTCGATTCGTATGGCATTCCAGTATCCTATGTCTAGTAATAAAAAGGACTGGGTGGATTTTCATCAACACCCAGTCCCTTCCGGGGGCTCGTAACACCTATGAGGTGAGGGGGCACCTTGTGGGTAACCCCCTCACCGGCTGGTGGGGCATAGGAAATCAGGTCGAGAGCGCCTTCTGCAAGAACTCCTTGCGGTAGGTCTTACCGCCAGCTTGATCGTACTGGCACTTGACTACAACCGCTACAACAGAATCCGTGGATTCCAGACGATGGGAAATTTCTCCCAGCGCTGCACCCATGTCCTGTGGTTCACGGCGTAGGCACACGGTGAGGTGTCCCTTAAGGCGGCGCAGTTCGATTTCGGCACGGATCTTAGCCTTGGGATCCGTAAGGACACTAGTGTCCGTAGGGATACGGAAGGGTGAACCGACCCACCGGCGTGGCTCCTGTTGACCTGGGTCAGTGATGAGCTGGTAGGAGAACTGGATCTCAACACCGGGGTAGGTGCTGCCATCGGACTGCTTGAACGGGGACTCTTGCATGTTCACATCGGTGACCAAGCAATCGTGGTTGCCTTCTTCCGGCCACCATCCGAGTGCGCCAAGACCGGAGTCGGCTTGTGCGCTCTTGAAGGTGTCGTTGAGGGCGGAAAACATCGTCTTGACTTTTGAGTCAACTGGCATAGTAAGCTCCTAAATAGGAATGAAAATGAAACCAAACAAACGATAGTGAGAGAGGCGGACGCGCCCCCCGCGTCAGCGGGGCGCGTTTGCCTCGTTGTACGCAATCTGTAGTTCTTGCCAAGCATCGACCGCTGGCAACTTCAATGTCTCCATTGGTTGCATAGTGCGGACCTTGGCAATACCCTCGAACTTAGGATTGCTGAATGTGGCAAAGTGCTGCCGAACACGGCGGCTAGTTACCTTGTTCTGCTTGATGATGTGTTCGCCTACTTTGTTCTCAACAACACGGGACTCTTCTACTGTGTCCCAGTTGGTGGTGATGGGGATGACGATATCAAACATGGGGAACAGTCGGGCGTACAAGCCATCACTGATGATGATCTTGTATTCCTCTACGTGCTGGTTCTCGTTGAGTGGGATGTGCTTGCGTGACAGGTGAGCAATGAAGTACACGCCGTAGCCGTGTCGGCGTAGCGTGACTGCAAACTCAATGAGTGTGTCAAACAAGCGTTCCCAGCCAAGTCGACCGTCAACGTCAGTGAACTTCTCGCGTCCGTACAGGCTGGCAATATGTGGTCGCAACATACGAAGTGCTGCACCCAGTGTGTCGATGACGATGGTCTCCGGTCGTGGCAAGTTCTTGACTGCTAGTTCGATGAGTTGCTTCTGCTTCTCTTCGACCAGCTTCCACGACATTACAATTGGATTCTCATCCACACCAATCGTGCGGCCATCCTGTCCCGGTACTGGCCTCATCGTCGATTCACTCGTCGGGCATACCGCCGGCGTTTCGTCCAAGTTGATGATAAACGCATTCGGGTTCGATTGAAACAGGAATGACTTTCCACTACCTGCTTCGCCAACAACCAAACCGAACATGCGCCCAATAGGGACGCGACCAGTGACCACCGAAGAGCCAAGTGAAGGGTATTTAGAAGCAATCGTTTTTCCTGTAGCAAGGGCATGCGTCATGATGGTGCCTTAATCTTGATAGTAAGAGGGTGCTTTCATTCCACCCGGAAGAACCATTCGCTCTCCCATTTGGAATGACGGTGAACTAATGTCTGGTCTTGGTTCGTCGAAGACAACCGGCGAGTCGTCTTCTATCTCCTCCTCTGGGATGGTGGGCTGACGCGTTGCCGGTGTAGCGCGATAGCCTGGAATGCTCACCTTGACAACAGTCTCAAACCTTACGTCTAGCTGATCACACCAATCAGTGAACGTAGTAGTTGAGACTTGTGAGTTGTATCTTTGATTGAACTTGCGGAGTAGATCGCTCCGGCTGGTTGCGGGTTCTGCGCTGACTACTTCCATGATCTTGGGAGCAATGATCTTCTCAAGGATCTCGGCGCAGAACGATGTGAATGGGTGCTTGCGTTTCTCGTCGGTCATGCTGCGTCTCCTTCAATGATTGCGTCGTCGCGGTCACGTTGTACAAACCCTTCGCGATGAACGATGTCGGGCCACACTCCAGGTGAAGTCAACATGAATGGAAGGTATTGAGAAGGTGATCCGGTTCCTTGGATTGGATCCCCCATCTCAAAGTTTTCTGGGTACGGTTCAAGCTCAGCGTACTTGCGACAGAACGCAAGACGTCGATTGTACATCTTTACCATGTCATCTTCAAGCAGATGTTGTGCACTTGTGTAAGAAAAGTTTACGCACGGATTCGTCAAGCGCTCAGGCTCTAGATGTAGATACTCACCGCCGCCCGTATACCACTCGTAGCATCGCTGCTCATAGATGGTGGGGTCTGGGTCACCAACAAATATCTTTTCATTACGCGGCTCGCCCTTACGAGGACCACTCTTGAGCGGCGAGGTGTCCATCGTGAAGGGACGATCCTTCATTCCAAACTCGATGGTGGGTTTCTGCACTGCAAGATGAATGACCCCACCCAGCGACTCACAGTTGTAGTCAGAGAGGTTGAGATCTAGCATGGTTTGGAAGTAGTGCTGAGTCTGGAACTCAATGGGGCACGCCTGTAAGCGGTCGAATGGGCTGACGCTTGTGGTCTTGAAGTCAACGATCCACAAGATCTTGGGGTTCATTGGGAACGTGATGAGTGCATCAGGCTGGATCACCCGATCTCCATGTCGGATGGTGGGCTCTTGCGCGACGATGTTTATTTGTGACATCCACTTGTTGAGGTTCATGCCGCTGTCTTCGTAGACAACAGAGGTAGCTGCACAGAACCAAGCCCATGCAGTCCGTGCATCCTTCTCCTCGCGCTCGCAGATCTCGCGGATCAGGTCAGAGTTGCGGCCAACAGACTTGCCATGCTTGATGATCTCTTGGAGGCGCGCGTCGATGGCGTTGTCGTACATCTCAATTGCTTTGTCCCTGTCCTTGCGGAGACACATGGCGGCAAAGGCAAGGTGTGCCCACGAGCCACGGGATAGGGCTGCGCTGTAGCGGTCAGCCTTGGTCAGCCCAAGCCGGCGGGACAGGTACCAAGTGAACGGGCACGAGCGCATCATGCGGTAGTCGGAGGAGCGGATGCCCACACTGCGGGGCGCAAGACCATGGAAGGCAAGCCACTCCATTGATTCCTTGCCTGAGTTGGTGGGGTAGATCGGACGTTCGGTTTCTGGGGGCATAGCGTTCTTTCTGGGAATGGGTGAAGACAGCACACGCGGGGCGCGAAGCGCAACCCCGCGTGTGCGGCACACCGTATGGTGGGAGGGTGAAGTAGTTACTTCACTCAGAATTTGGAGCCGTACTTACCTCGGAGAAACCAGCCGGCACCGAGGCCGACGCATCCGAGGAGTAGGGAGAACCACAGGGAACCGAGGACGGATGAGAAGTCAGCAAGCATTAGGAACCTTTCTTTTGGATACGTCGCCACGCAGCATCAAACTCCGGGTCTGAGGCACGACGCGCGGCGACATACTCGCGTGCATTCTCAGGGTTGTTGGGATCAAGCATACCAACTGCGAGGTCAGCATCGCGGACCTTGGAGCGGGGAAGCCAGCCAATGGCAACACGGATGGCCGTGCCAATGCCGGTCTGCCACAGAACAATGACAATGCCCACGACCACCATGGCGAGTGCCGCCATCCATAGAGTGGAGAGCCAGGCGGGGACTTTGTCCTCCAACCCAGATAGACGGACATGAGTATCAGCAGCCAGATTGCTGATGCGCTGGGCATGGGTAACTACCTCCTGGTCACCCGTGGCTTGGCCGTGGTCGATGAGGACCTGGGCCTCCTCGCGGATGGCGTTGGTGTTGCTACTCACACGGGCGAGGGGACTGCACCCCACCAGACTAGCGAGCAGGATGAGTGATAGGAAACGAGTCAAGCTTGTTCTCAAATTTATCGAGGCGCTTGCTGATGTTTTCTTGGTTGGCAATCACCACCTGAAGCAGTCGGTCGTGATTGAGATAGGCAGAACTGAATAGACCCAGTAGGGTAATGAGGACAGCACCGAGCGCAATCCAGTTACCAATACTTAAGGACACGCGGTTGTTAGTTTCGAGGGTCATGTATTTAGTTTAGAAATTAAAGGTTACCTTCGGATACCCAAGTACCGGGGCTTCCGGCTACTGTGCAAATCCAACCTTTGGGTGCTCCAACAGATGGGTTTGTCTTGATACAACGATCTCCAACTGCCCATGTTCCCCCACCACCCTGCGGACTGCTGCTGTCAGCAATCAACACAACAGGAGATCCATTAAAACCTTGGGTTTCGTTTGGCGCAAGGATCGTTCCCTGCCAAGCAGTCCCACCGAGAGGTTGGGTGCAGGTCCTGAACGAATTAGACTGAACAATGATCGTTCCGGTAGACCCACCAATTCCGGTATTGCAGTCGAATAGCGCATTGCCTGAGATGCTGACACCAATAGTTCGGGCTGCGGCGGTGCTTTGACAACGAATTCCCCTGAAGAATTTTTCGATTGCGTTGTTCATGCAATGTACTTTTCCAACGCCAAGGTCTGACCAGATACCAGTGTTGAATGTGCCGTTGTCAGTCGTATTGTCATTACCGACAATGCGGTTTCCAACTACAGAAGAATCACGGGATCCCCCGTTGGACACTATGATTCCACCCCAAAGACTTGTAGTAGTAATTTGGTTACCAACAATGTGGATGTCTCCTTGTGCTGCTCCAGCACCAGCAGAAGTATAAATTGCTGTACCTGCGGTAGCCTGAATGCGGTTATTTGCGACAAGAACACCGCTGGTAAACGCGCCTATTACTTGAATGCCTCGGCCAGATGTTTCTGCTGACGCACCTGAGTTTGTATCAATAGCAATACGAGCAATGTTGTTACCTGAGATGACAGGTCTTGTGTGCTGCTTTATTCCATCTATTGCTTTTGGAGAATTGATTTGAATTCCAACACGGGTGCAATCTAAGACAATGTTTCCTGTGATTGAGTCTGCACCACCAGCAACAAAGATTCCTGCTTTAAGACTGACATCACTCGGGTATTGAATGCCCCATCCGCAACGAGATACGACGTTACCTGAGACAACCAAGTCGCCACCAGGAGGAAGGCCTGTTTGACAATCGATACCAGTATGAGCATAATCTCTAATTACGTTATTGCTAATGGCTACACGGCAGGAACAAAGACCACCGTAACCAACAATGATTGCGTATCTTGATTTGTTTTCAGCGTCATTAGTAATTGCAATAGGAGTAACACCATCTACATCTAATTTCATTGCCTGAATGACGTTGTTGCTAATTGTAATGTCATGGTCGCCTGAATTTCCAGACGTTCCAATTCCTACGTCTTGATTTCCTAAGCAAAAGTTTCCAGTAATGATTCCTCTAAATGAATCATTAGGAGCCTCAGAACCATAGATTGAAATGTCAGTAGTTCCCGCGTCATCAACGGATTCATCAAACTGTGCGCCACCCCAAAGTCGGTTGTTTGTAATGCTGTAAGTGCTTGCGCGTCGAAGTTCAATACCACCGCCCCACTTAAAGATCAAGCAGTTTGTAATTGTCGGTCGGGTGTAAACTGCGCCACTAATTTGGGAGTCGGCAACAATTCCTTTCGCGTATTCGGATCTAATTGGCCCGGTAATTTTGAACTGATTAGTTCCGGAGATCTTGAGTCCATCAATGACAACTTCGTTTCCGTCAATCAAAATGCCGTGTGTGTTTGATACAGTTCCACCCGTTGGTTGGACATCAATGGTTGCTGTTCCTTGCTGAGCAAAGAAGCAGGTTTTTTCTTTAATCCTTAGTACCGCGGTTGTCTTATAGATCCCCGGTGGTAGGTAAAGACTTTTGCCGACGCTTGCATCAAGGGCTGCTTGGAGTTTAAGGGTGTCATCCGCAACACCATCTCCTACTGCCCCGAAGTCCTTTGCGCTGATGGTGTCGCCGAGCTTGGAGTCGAGAGTTCGGGTTGTTGCACCGGTGCCAGGCGCAATGAAGTTTGCGGTTGCACCGGCGTTGAACCTACGAGCTGTCAGGTTTTGGCCACTGATAGCCGAAGACATAGCAATGAACTGACCCGATGAAGCAGCAACTACAGTACCTGCTGTGGAGGGGACAAGCAGATTACCAATTGCAATGCTGCCACCCGCTCGTAGGGTTACGATATCAAGCTGGTTGTCTGAGGTTTGGAAGACAACTGGTGCGCCACTTAGGGTAGGGGTTCCAGTTGTAAAATTAAAAGCTATGTCGGTAGATGTGTTGCACACTTCAACTGTGTTGGTGGCAGTTGATACCTTGACGCATGCGTATGCGGGGATAGCGCCAGATGCTGTGATGATTGGGTTATTCATTGTTGTTTACAAACCAGCATGGAGGATGGTGAGTGTGCCCGCGGTGCCCGGTGTGAATTCAGTAATCACTTGTACAAACTCGCAACCCCTGGTGTTGAGGAAGACTGTTTGGTTTTCTAATGAACCGCTATTAACTAAAGTTGCAGCAGCCGATGGTGTTCCGTTTGTTGCGGCCTGTGGTGGGTTCAAAGTAACTGCTGTCATTGCACCCAAAGTACCCAATGATGTCACCGTGGTTTGTGCAGTGAAGGTCATCGAACCAAGGCTTAGTAGTGCTTGTGGAATCCAAGCCGCTAGATCAGGGCAGTAGTTCCATCCAATGAATTGGATTGATGTTGGAACAGTGGCTCCGGTTGATAAGTAGACCTTGAGCTTCAGTGCGTTCAGGCTGCAACCAATGATGGAGGTTGTAGCACTAGGAACTGGCTTGACTGTCGTTGGTACCAGTACTGGCAAGGTCGCTGTTGTTGTTTGCGATACTCGCTGGTAGTTCTTCGTTTCCGTTACTTGTGTTACATGTGCCATGGTGTTCCTGTGTGATAAGCCATCGTGCTGTCCATTCCCCTGCTGCTCTGCGTTGACCTGCGGTGCTGGTGGGGAGAACAAGGAGTTGAATGCGGTACTCGTTTAGGATACGCAGTAACGCATCAATCGCAAGACCCGGGTGGGGCTTTCCTGCTATGACTTCGGGCATTATTACTAACCCCTCTAGCATGACGGCAGGGCAGGGTGACTCGTCACGGAGCCGGCGGCAGCACTCGGTGAACCGGCGTCTGCCCTCGTGGGTGAGGAGGTTCTGGGAGATCTCGCTGATGGATCCCTTCCGTTCGAGCAGGGCGGGGTGGCCGTCAATCTTGTAGTCACCCGTCTTCATCGTCCGCTTCTGCGTGATGAGGCGGACGGTGGTGCCGGTCTGGTGGCAGGGATCCTTGCCTGGGTTCAGGCACACGATGTACTCGGGGAAGGTGAGAGGTTTCTTCTCACGCTCATCGACGAGGATCATGTACTCCTTCTTCACTCAGCGGAGTATAACTTGAAAGTGAATCCGTAAGAGACACCAAACAAATCCTCACATGCCATCTGTACACAGCGGTTCACGTCGTCGAAGATAGCAGTGCGCTGGTTGGCGTAGGGGGTAGAGAAGACCAGCTCGTCGTGCAGCTGGAGGTGGAACTCGTACTCCTGCTTGCCAGAGAACAGCATCTTCGACTGGATCATTGACATGAACACGGCTGCCGTGCCCTGCACCTTGAATGAGGTGGTGTCGTGGATTGTCTTGTTGGCGTTGTGGTTGTACGCGATGTCGGCTTCGTCTAGACGGAGGTGACCACTCTGTCCGTGTGCCCACCAGAGTTCACGGGTATGGGCATAGTCAGTCCACTCGGTGAAGACAGGTAGCTGGTCGATGTCACGTTGGTTTACCCACATGCCGGTCACTGCCATGGCGGTACGTGCTGCTTTCTTTGAGCTACCACCGTTAACACCGACGAGGAGTGCGGTCTTCAGGGCATCGCGGGACCCCACCAGGGATTGGTAGGGATCAGGAAGGAAGGCGAACTGCTGCATCTTGTGATCGCGGGATATGGCTGCTGCTACACGGAGCTCAAAGGCAGTCATGTCCATGTGGTAGATGGTGCCTGTGTTGGGGCGCATGGTGTCACGGATCTCCTTGCACCATGTCTGGGCTGCTGGCCGGCGGCATGACAGGCGTGCGGATTGGATGCCACCTTCGTCAGTTGGTGCCCCGTACCACGATGGATAG